CCAAGTTATACCATCAAAATGTTTTTTTTCAGTTTTCTTCTTACCTTTATAATCATTTAATTTTACATTGTCTAAAGGAACAGTTATAACAGTTATTTTATAATCTACAATAACACCTTCTTCAATTGCTTTTTCAATAGGATATGTAGCTATTACTTGAATATTTAGTTCTTCTTAAAGAGTTCTTTCTGTCCAACTAGACAATGTTCCAGTTAAACCTAGTATACAAGCATTATTATTAAATAAATCTTTACACACTTCTATTTGAGCTTCGCTCAAAAGGTGTATTTCATCCACAATAACAATATCATACTTATTGTTTACTAACTTCTTTAATGATAAATGTGTACTATATGTAACGTTACTATCATCATATTTAAGTTCGTCAAAATCTTCTTTCCAAGATTTTTCAATTTTTTTATCAGGATAACATATAAGAATACTTTTTGGCTTTAGTTCTTTTAGAATAATTATACTTGTTCTAATTTTTCCCATTCTGGGACATAAGTTTAATATTCCAAATTTTCCTTTATTTATAAAATCTTTTGCAAATTCTTCTTGACGAATATCTCTTAAAGTTTTTTCTTTCATTAATAGATTTTCTTTGTTAAATAATATTTTAAATCTAATGCATTTCTTTTAACAGCTCCTGACATTCTTGTTCCACTAATATCATTTTTACCATATAACATGCCTTGATGGCCTGTCCATCCTGGAGTATTTTTAGCTAAAAGAATAGCTTCATCTACTGTATCTGAAAATCTTTTTAATTCAGATTTAATTTGTATTAAGTCTTCTAGTTTCATTTTAAAAAATAAGTTTTATTTATAACTTCCTCGTAATCACTGTCTACAATATCTTTTTTTCTAGGTAATTCTTTAAAAATTCCTAAAGAACCTAAAAAAGCAAGACCTATTCTTATGTCATCTTCTCCATAGCTATTTTTAAGTAATCTAAGACTTCTAAAATATTTACCACCAAACGAATCTTTAAGTTTGTTAAGGTCATATCCAGAAGTATCTTCTACTTTATATCTAACAGGATCAAATAGAGCGAGAACAACATCAGCATCATTTTGTGTGCTTGATGAATCTGAAAAATCTTCCAGTTGAGGTTCTACGTCACCAGCCTTTAGTCTCATAGGATTAGAAATACTTCTATTAAACTGACTAACTACTACAGGAGTAAAACCAAAGAAATCTCTAGCAAATTGTAATTCTGCAGACATTTTATCAATAGCTTCTTTTTTAGTTGCTTGATCTTTAGTTGTCTTTAAAAGACCAATATGATCAATAACTATTATTGTTATTGTATTGGGATCATCAGGTACATAAACTTTACTATATTCATCATCAGGATCTTGTTGGATTATTTTTCCATGCTTTAATGCATATTTTCTAAGATCTTTTGCAATTCCTACAGCATTTTCAGGTCCTTCTACAAGTGTGATAACATCTTTCATTTTTTCCATATAATTTTCATATGTTAAAAACAATTTATGTTCTTCCTCTGTCATTTTTTCAGTCCATCCTAATAATTTGTTTACAGAAATATTTATACCATGATCTAAAAATATTTTTCTACATACCCATTTTGCATATTTATACGTAGAACTTCTTTCCATAGACCTATACCATATTCTAAGCTTTACATCTGTTTTATTTTCATTAGAAATAAACCAATCAAAAGGGTTAAGAACGAAACAATCATCAATAAAAGAAGTTTTTCCTGAACCAGTGTTTCCACCAATAAGAAAAAACATAGATTTTCTGATACCTATATACCTATTAAGTCTATCAAAACCCATAGGAATACTATTATTATCTCCTTTTAACCCTTTAGTAACTTCATTTTTTAGTAATTCAAAACTCATTTATTTAAATGTTTTACTTCTTTTTGTGCTTTTTTAGTTTGTACAGATTCATTATAATTTAATATAAATACAGTGCATATTATAATTAAAATTAATGACATTACAGTGAATAAAAAAACATCTAAAATTTTATGTTCTCTCTTTGTTAATTCCATCTTTACTTTTGATTAATTGATTAATAATTTTTTTTACTTCGTTTTTTGGGATATTATTAAATGTATAATATTGTTCATCCTCCTCTCTTTCTTTGTTATAAATTTCTTCTACTTCTTTTGCTGTTATCATATTGTTTCGTTTTAAATATCTGTACTTCCTGTTACACCAGTAGATTCTTTTAACACTTCTCCTGATTTAATTAATTCTATAAAAGGTTCATAGCTCTTTTGATTTAAATACGTAAGACTATTTTGCATATAAGTTAACTTATTAGTTCTTTGTTTTACAGATTCTTGCTTCTTCTGTAGAATTTCAAACTTTAAAGCTTCAATTAACTGTGCTGCTGTATACTCACCTTCATTAATAATTGCATCAAATTTTAATCTACAATCATCTTTACCTTGTTTTAAAGACCTTCCTCCATTAAATTTTATACTGTTATGTGTAAATATATCAGTTCCAGGATAAGCTGCCCACCATTCAAGAAATTCTGTTGTAGCAGGTTTTCTTTTTATTAACTTAGCAGTGGCTTTACTATCAATAAATAACAAAAGTTCTTTCCCTTCAGTAGTTATTTTATCTTCAGAAGATATAATTCCTTTTCTAATTAAAGATTGGTATATAGCAGCTATTTTTACACTAGAGTTACATAAAGGAATAATATCAAATTCCTGTTCAATCAATTTAAGTAAATAAATCTGATCTATAGAATAACTCTTTTTAATTAATTCCTCAAAATGGAATGGTGTTATTGTTAGTTTCATATTCTGGTTTTTTAATTACAACTTCTATTGTAGCAGGTTTCATTTTTTTAATAGCTATTTCTTCTTCCCATTGATAATACTCATTCATTATCTGTTGATTTCTTTCTTCTAAAAAAATAGCGTCTTTTAAATACTCATATTCCCAATCATAGTCCATATTTATCGTCATTATTAGTTGGTGAAGCACTTATAATTATAAGTGATAATAAAAACCACCATGAAGATGCATTTAATACAAAAACTGCATATCCTGTTAAGGTTAAAACTATTATCACAAAACAATAATATATAAGCAATGTTTTATTGTTCATTTTGTTGTTGTTTTAAAAGTTTGTGTTTGATTTCATTTACCTTTTCCTTATTTGCACCACGCAATCTGTAGTATCTAAGGATTGTTTCAACTCTAAAGAGGTTGTCTTCTGTGGTAAGCACTATTTTTTGTCCCATAACTATTTATCGTTTTTTAATTTTAAAATCTCACTAATACAAATATCATCTTTCTCATTCATTAAGTCTGTAATCTTTATAATCTTATCGAGTATTGTTCTATGAAGTTCAATACTTAATAATCTTAAAGCTACACTTAATACCTGCACCTTTTCATCGTGGTCTTTCATTAAGTCTGTAATTTATTTAGTATTTCTGAATATCCCATAAGGTCTAGTAAAGAGTCCTCTTTAAACTTGTATTTTAATCTACCTAGTTTAATAGCCATCATAACCTTACATATTTCCTCTGGAGACAAAGATATATTAAATGTTGTTTTTAATATATCAGAGTACTCGTTAAATGCTTGTTTAGCATCTCCGTATTGCTCATTTCTATCTCCATTAACAACTTTATCTGCTTGAAGTAATAGACTGTTTTTAGAATTTTCTATCATTTTAAAATACTTATCAAGTAGAGTGAATGGGAAGCCTTGTTCACTACTATTATCATTTATAATGTAAAAATGACCTGCAATAATGTTGTCTACTACATACTTCTTGCCAATAGTAAGGCTGCTTTTATTTGTTGAAGGAATTACGAACTCATCAATCGCTATAATTTTATCTCCTGGTTTCATTATAATAATGGTTTAGCGGTTAATATAAGGTCTTTGAAGTTTTTTAGGAATAGTTCTGCAATTTCTTTTGTCTTAAATGGTAAAAAATGTTGTACATAAAAACACTCATAAACTTCAGGCTCATATCTTGAAAATCTAATATGATATTTAGTAATACTATCATTCCAATCAGGCACCCAACCATCATTATAAACCGCTAATAGTTGCGATAACTGAGCCAAAGCTATTGATGCTTCTGCTTGTTCCTTTTTTGCAAAAATATTTTTGTTATTTGAAGTCGTATTGCATATGGTTGTATCTTCGATACTTGAATAATCATCAACAATCCACCCTTCTATTTTCCGCAACTCCTCCCATCTCTTAGGTAATTCCTTTTTCGATAGTTCTGGATAAGTCTGAACTGCCATTTCTTTTAATTCAGTATTTTGGCCATTATACCATTTTGTAGCCATTTCTAGGCTTAATTTTAAATCTCTCATATTATTATTTTTAAATTACATGAACATTCCTTTACGCCAATCAATTTGAGCAAAAACATTTGGCATTTCTTTTTCTAAAGCTTCTCCCACTAGGTTTGCAAGCTCTACTATCTCTTTTTGAGAATGATGGTCACACCTTACGTTTAAGAAAGATAACCAACTTCTAAGTGATCCTTTAAAGGTTAATGTTGAAGTAGTACATTCAGGAAGCCAACTTCTCATACATTCTTTTGCTACACCTAACTTAATACCTTTTTTATAATAAGCTTCGATACTATTTAAAAGATTTAAACCTTCAAGTGCAAATTCAGTCCATTCATGTGTTACACCTGTAATTTCTAAATCTGAGAACCAAACAGCTCCAACTGTTTCTGTACTACTTTGTCTGTTTACTTTGTCTTCAAGTCTTAATTCAATGTCTTCAAAATAGACTCTATCTGAATATCTTTGGCTATGTTCTTGAGGACGAATACTTGAATGTCTTAACCATTGTCTTC